GGAGCTCAAAAGTAACAAGTCAATGGAGCAACAGATTCTTCAACTCATTGAAGAGGAGGTTTCTCGCCGAGTCGGACTCAGAATGTCCGTCGTGCTCAACTTTGTGGCTAAAACGTATCAGCTGCCCATCGAGCAACTCGTGAAAGACACGTCAGCAATAGAGTGTGTATTCTGTAAAGGAATTCTGAAGAGCAAGAAGCGCTGTCTCAAACAACCAACTGGAAACGGATATTGCGGGTTTCATCAATCGCAAGTCCCTCCGCCGCAAGTTAAACTCGTGGAGAGGGTCCCCGCGCCATGGGAAGTTTAGTTAGAGAATTTAATACCAAAATTGTTAATGAGCAAGTCGGAGCTTCTTCTGACTAGCATCTCTAAATTTTTTGATGTACCAGAGAATCGCGAAAAACTTCACGATATTCTGGGCCACCGCAAGGGCATTTCCCTTCGCAAACTCGAGTGGTTTGTGACCAATTACGCCAAGAACAATCACGTGACGTACACCACCCCGTCCGGGAAGGTGTTCACAGTCCACGTCGCCTACAAGTCGAGTCTGGACGGCTACAGTAAGAAGCTCTTTGATCCTTTTTGCCGTACTGAGCGCGTCGATTTCCAGGGGTTCACGACGACGTGCGCCCAACTCAACTTTCTGAGGTGGTGCATCCAGAACGGCATCGTCGAATACCTTAAACATAGGGAAGACGTGCAAAGCCTCCCTCAAACTCCAGAAGAGTGTAGCCATAGTAAAACATGTACAAATTGTATCCCTGAGATATCTGAGTTGCATAGCTTGGGTTGAAAACGAGTGTAAGCGTCGTCGTCTGTGAATTTAATTTTGAAAAATTGAGGTACCCACCCTGATTATACTCCTTGGGAGTGAGACCAAATGAATAAGTATAAATATTTTTAGAAGGAATTGAAATATAATGTTCCATGGGCTGCTTGAACGTGTAGTACAGCGACCCCTGGAACGTGCTCAGAATATCTATGTTGTTTAGTGTGATTTTAGCAGTGTCAATGACGTCCACGTAATTAGACAAACCAGATGGAAAGTTCAACTGAACGCCAGTTTGGATATATTGAGTGGTATACCCGTAGTTGTAGCGTGAATCTGAATAAAGACCCGATGTAACATCCTCGTAATTTTTGTTTCTAAAGAACCACGCGATGGTTTGCACGGGGAAGGAGGCGGTGAGCTGGAGTTGCGGATTTCCTGCAGAAAATGTAAGCGTAGACTCTTTCTTGACTCGGTTCACGATGTACTTGAGGGGTGTGTTGGTGTAGTACAGCTTTTCTGCATTTTCAAGTAAAATTTCTTCAGTCACGAGTTTTGGTAAAATAATGTCGGTGGTGTGTGGAGCCGCCACGTCGCACCACCACGTGTTGGGCTGGAATGTGAACCGCACGTACAATCTCTGGTTCCACATGGCACAAAGGGGAAAGTAGGGACGACGGAGGCGCTCGTCATCCTGCGCGTTGTGAGATTTTCGACGGCAAAAGAAGAATTCCAAAGGGATGATGTAATCAGTCTGCACCTGTGAGTTTACGTTAGAGCCGCCCACGGCTTGAAACATTCCCAGCTGTTCGTCGGCATCAAGGAACAACTGATCGCGGATGATGTACCAGTCGTCGTAGAGGGTCTCGATGACCGTCTCATTCACAAGAAGATCCACCTGCTTTATCAGAGCTCTGCCAATTTGGGGTGTGTATTTTAAACCTGGGCCTAGTGCAGGCATCGTCACCTTCAGGTACATGTTTGAGATGAGGTGTCCAAGCTCTGTAGGTCTGAGCTCCAACTGAATCGTCTGGTTCTGGTATGAAGGATTTGGAGGAGGAAATGGGATGACGCGTTGATACATGACGGAGTTGGTGTGTCTTTTGAAATCAGGATTCCACTGTGACTTTGTGAAATCTTCCAAGAGGAGGTGATCTTCTTGGGGTCCTATAGCGTTGAGCGCCGTCACTGAACCAGAACTGAACCCCCGTCCTTTAATGTCGTCATATGGTCCCTTCTCATCCTGTTGACATTTAAAGCCGGTGTTGAGATCACGAAGCGGAACAGTAGACGAGCCACCTCGTACATTTTGATTTATTTCAATCTGAAATTTTTGCAAACCAGAAGCTATGCTCTTATCAAAATTCGTAAACTTGGCGGCAACGAATGTACTCAGAAACCCTGGTTCTTTGGTCACACCCTTTGTGTACACGCGCTCGTTTGTGCTTTCAGGTATGCTCCCGTCAACTGGCGCTAGGATGGCAAACATTTCTCGTTTCGGCACGAGGGTTCCAGAAATCCATTTTTGAAAAGTCAAATCGGTATATGAAACGACGCGGCACGGGACGGAGAATCCACGGAGGTCTTCAACAGTCCACCCGACGCCAAAGCCTGCAGGAGGGTCGGCTGATAACGTGTAATTTATTACATTCTGAACAACATCATAATAACCCTCGATGACGCCCTTCCGTTTCATAGACGTGTAATCAATCTGACCAGGTGGATAAAGAGTTGCACCCGTGACAGCCTGATAAGGGGCTACGATCTGTTCTGTATCTGATTGAATGTTAAATGACCAAATGTAAGACTCTGATGTCGTGGCTGAAATAGCGACTACCCGAGATTGCATACTGAAATTGGTGTCCACTGGAGGCGTGACAACGAGCTGCCCTGAAAGACCTGTAATACCAGTGGCGACCCAATTGTCATTTATGGTGTCTCTGGTTGGATTACTGGTTGTGGCATAGAATGTCACATAATTGTTCCCTGTCAATAAATAGAACCCATTGATTTCAATCGGGTTCAAGACGACGTTTACACCTTGAACAGGTGGGGGGACTGGCGGCGGGACGAGCGGGACGACGAGTTTTTCGATTCCATTAAAATAATTCACAACATCCTTTTGAATTTTACGTTCAAAATTGAGAACATTCTCAAAAGCCTGGGGAGCCTTTTTGAAAAAGTCGAGCACAGGCGCCTGTGCTTTGCGCTCCAAGTCGAGCACATTGTCAAAGGCCTGTTTGGCCATCTCTAAATTTCACAGAGGTTATTTTTCCACATCTGCACCACAGTCAGCGCCTTGAGTCGCGCGTGTTCTTGGCGTTTAGTTGTACAGAGCGCCTCCAGCTTCACCACCTCCTCCTTTGTGTACTGATAGGTCTTGATGTCCATGAGCTTGGGCCACAGGTTCTCGTCGTACTTTTCCCGTCGCAGTTGCGCGTGAATCTGCTCCAAAGGCACGTTGAATACGTGCAACCGAGGGGTCACTGCAACGTCTCGGATGAACCTAGCCTTCTCTGAGAGCCATCCAATTTCAGACTCCAATTGCTTGAGTTGCCACGCCTTGCGCTTCTTGTACGTGCTCAAACGAACCTCCAGATAGTCTACGAGAATCTCCTCTGGGCTATTGTACTTCTTGACCGCCCCATTTGGAGCTATCAGATGCATGTTGGAGGTGTGTATCGTCTTGGTCAGCCCAAGCTCCCGCGCGGCGTCTTGCAATCCGTCGCCACCCCAGATCCGAAAGTCAGGCGTGGTCTCTGTCGAGTGATTCTCAAACTTCTGGATGGTGCCCTTCTCAACCAGGTCATCGAGGTGCTCCTTGAAGTCCTGGATCCACCGACCAGGCGGCAGCTCCGTCACGTGAAGCTGAGACCCCTCTTTCACTACGATTCCCTCTAGGACCCAGGTGTGGTCCTTCGTCTTGGTCACCTTACCCTTGAATCCCTTGAAGTGTGGAACCATGGGAACCATCGCCACCTGATCAAGTGCGCAAATGATATTGTGCTTGATAATTGCCAGGTCGTATGGAGGGACATATGAGCTGAAGCCGGTCCCAATGCCTTCCGCACCATTCACCAGAATCATAGGCACGATGGGCGCGTAAAACTCCGGCTCCACCTGTTGTCCATCATCCGTCACGTATTTAAGAACGAAGTTGTCGGTCGGATCGAAGATCTTGCGCGTCTGTGGACTTAGGCGCGTGAAGATGTAACGAGAGGACGCCGCGTCCTTGCCACCCGCCAGGCGCGTTCCAAACTGCCCCGAGGGCTCGAGGAGATTGAGGTTATTGGCGCCCATGAAATTCTGAGCCAGGTTCACAATCGTGCCCTGCAGACTCGCCTCGCCGTGGTGGTATGCCGTATGCTCTGCGATGTATCCAGCCAACTGCGCCACCTTCATGTCCGCCGTCAGATTCTTCTTCAGACACGCGTAGATCACCTTGCGCTGCGACGGTTTCAAACCGTCCACCACGTGTGGAATCGAACGCTTGATGTCCTCGGCGCTAAAGTTGGCCAGGTCTCGGTATACAAAGTCGGTGACGGTGAGAGTCTTGATGTGGCCATACGGGATGCCTCGAGGCGGACTTGCCATGTGGGTTGTCAACCATACCTTGCGGTCGTCTGTCTGCGCCTTGGAGAAGGCCAAAGTCATGGACTCGTTGAGGGTCGGATCTGGGCCAAAGGCTACAGTCAATTGTTCAATCTTCTGGAAATACTCTTTGGCTTCGGCCGATGTGGAGGTGCCAAGACCCTTGTAGTACTTCACGGAAGTTCCCGAAGGGAACTTGCTGGCCCCGGGGCCTCCGGCCGAAGTCTCTTGCAGAGACTGTCTATACTCCTCCTCCGTAAAGTACCACGTCTTACCAGCCTTGATGACGGGTGTGACCATCGAGACTACAAAGCCTTGCTCGATCAGTTTTGGCCAATACACATGGAACATGTTGAGCACCAGTCCCTTGATGTGGGATCCGTCCAGGTCCGCATCGGTCATGATCATCAGACGGCCGTACCGCAATTCTCTCACTGAATTATATACTTTGCCATGCTGGAGCCCGAGGATTTTCTTCAAGTTGGAAAATTCTTCATTTTCCGTCACTTGTTTCACCGTGGCATCCCGAACGTTTCGCGGCTTTCCTCTGAGCGGAAACACCCCGAACGCGTTGCGTCCAACAACACTCAGCCCAGCAATGGCAAGAGCTTTCGCAGAGTCGCCCTCAGTGATAATAAGAGTACAATCATGCGAACGATGCGTACCGGCCCAGTTGGCGTCGTCCAGCTTCGGAACGCCGGTAATGCGCGACTTTTTGGCCCCATCTGTCTTCTTGAGCTCTTTGCCAACTTTGGCGAGGCCGAGAGCAACAAGGTCGTCGAGTACTCCAGTTGCCAAGACATCCTTGATGAATTTTGGTTTCAAATCAATGGCATCTATAATCTTTGAAGTACATTCAGATTTGGTTTGGCTTGAGAAAGTGGGGTTGATCACCACGGCCCGTACAAACACAAACAGGGACGCCTTGATTTGAGCAGGTTTGAGGGTCATACACCGCTTGTCAGCCGCGATGGCGTCTATGAGCGCCTTTACCACCTTGTCAACGTGCGATCCTCCCTTGGTCGTAGAGATACCATTGACCCATGAACATTGTTGGAAACCGCCACTGGTCGAGTGAGCCACGACCACCTCGAAGTTCTCGGTGTGCATCTTGGCGATAGGACCGTTTCCGATGTGCATCTGGGCATACTCCTCGAGGCTCGGCACCTCGAGCAATGTAGTATTGAAATAGACCTGAGCCTTTGAGCACCACATCGCTGTGTCCCACGTGCGTTTCTCCGCAAGCTTCTCAAAGTCTCCCGCACCACCGAAGCGCTTCCAGTCTGGATAGAAGGTGATGGAGACATACGGAGAGATCTTGTCGGTCGAGGTGACGATGTCTGGCGGCTCAACCTTGCTCATGTTGTCGGTCCAAGTTTGCATGTAGATCTTCTTGCCATCACTAATTTTGATGTTAAATTTCGAACTGAATACGTTGGCCAACTTGGCGCCGTAGCCGTTACGACCGCCCGTCACGCGTTGCTCTTCATCATTATAGTTGGAGCTCGTCAAAAGGTGCCCAAAGATGAGTTCGGGGATCCAGATGGGTTTGCCATCTGAACCCCTCTCAGTCTCGTGCTTTTTGATAGGGATAGATACTCCGTAGTTTCGAACGAAAACAAAGTTCTCTCCCGTAACAATTTCAATCTTCGAAACCTTCTTGGGGTGTGTGCTGTGAGCGTCTATAGCATTTACAAGGACCTCGTCAAAAATTTTCACCAGCGCAGGAGATACATCAAGGTTAGTAATTTCAAAACGTCCTGCGGCTCTGGTCCAGTAAGGACCGGACTCGGAGGCCAGGGATCCCACGTATGTGTCTGGGCGCTTGAGTATATGATCGACATGTGAGATGCGTTCATATTTGGTCATCGGTTATCTTAATAGGGGTTGGTACCTTTAGACCTCTCACGGGGACTACACATCATTTTTTGCTTTATGTCGTCTCGACCAGAAATCTACTGGGTCTAAAGTGACGCAATCCTAAAACAGGGTGCATACCCTTTCTATGTTTTGTGTCAATTTGTCTTCCATAACTTTAGAATATATAGTGTTCTCCCCCCTTTGACATTTCTGGAAATTTAAAAATCTACTGGGTCTAAAGTGACGCAATCCTAAAACAGGGTGTGCACCCTTTCTATGTTTTGTGTCAATTTGTACTTGAGTTTAGAATATATATAGTGTCCCCCTTTGAAATTTCTGGAAACCCTAACCTTTTCGAGTTACGAGAAAAAATGTCACACCGGCTATAAGTACAGTCCACCCCACCAGGTGATCCACCTTGTTCATGGTCTGAATCTGTTCGTCGGCCATCTTGCTGAACTCATCCTTGTAGCCCTGGGGCTTGAAGGGCAGCCAAATCATGCGGCCAAATGGTACGACCGTGGGATCGAGCTTGTCACGACACGCGTAAGCATAATCGTACCACGAAAGGGAGATGTATGGGAACCACAGCAGGAACGCGAGGACCCAGAGATTCTTGTGGGGGGCAAACCAGTAACCCGCAGCAAGAAGCAAAGTAAACACGACGCACTTTACATTAAAAGAAAACGGCCGACCTGGAAATATTCCACCAACCATCTCTTAGTTTTATTTACGATTTAAAATGAGAACCAAAATGATAATCACAAGCATGGCGATCACGACAGGTCCAAATTTAAAATCAAATTGAGGGGGAGGCACTCCGGTGACTATATTAGCCAGTGCATCCTCATATGAAAACTCTGGTTTTCCTAGCCGCCTGTTGACGATATTATGAACGTCGACCGACCACTTGAAAAGGTCGTCAGCCTCTGGGACTGGGTTCTCGACCAGAACCTGTTCAAAGTGCAACCGACACGACAGGCAGGGTATAATCTTCTTGTAACTCTCTACAAAGTCCACAAGAACCTTGGAGTCTTGGCACCCTAAACAGGCTATATGTAATGTCATCCAAAAAGGAGGCCCCCACTTGGTCGGAGGAATGTTCATATCTAAATATTACTGAGAATTTTTTGAAACGACGAAAACTCCAATTCCGTTCCAGAATTCGCGCTGAGCAATAGGCATGAGTGTATGACTTCCGTCATGAGTGTACATAATTTCAAACTTCTCGATGATATTTGCCCCAACCGCCTCGAGACCCTCGAATGTCCCCTTGCGAACCTGAGGAGCATTCCAGTCATCGACGATAATAATAGCTTGGTCGGCAAGGGCTGGCCATATATGGGTGATGCCCTTGTATTGATGAATCTCATCATGATCGCCATCGTACAAATAGACATCAATAGGGTTTTTCAGTTTAGAAATATCGAATGAAAATACATCCTCCTCGAAAATAGTCAAACGGTCACCAAACCCAAAATACTTGACGTGATGATCAAATTCATCCTTGGGGCCCCCAAAAAGCTCCCAATTCTCGATGACGGTTCCGTTGCATTTGGGATTGCTGTACATGGACGAGCACAGGGTAGAACCCTTCCAGGCGCCCACCTCGAGATACTCGGTCTGACGGTCTGGAAACTCCAGAGAGCACAATTCATTGTAAAATACACGCGTCTTGTTTCCAGACATTCCCTCCAACGCAAATACAGTGTCTGGGAGACGAGACTTCCATGTATTGGCGGTATTGAAAGACTTGATTACATGTTTTACGAGGTCAGACATTAGTATAAAATGAACTTAGCCTCTTAAGCCTCCTCGACCGCGGCGGCCGCCTGAGCAACTGACACGTCCTCCTCCACGGGCTCTGGGACGGCTACTGGCTCTGGGACCGCCACAGGCTCTGGGACGGCCACAGGCTCTGGGACCGCCACGGGCTCTGGGACCGCCACAGGCTCTGGGACCGCCACGGGCTCTGGGACCGCCACAGGCTCTGGGACCTCTGGAACAATGATCCACGACGCTGGTTCACTCGCCACTCGGAGGCTCGAGGAGGTCTCGTCGTACTGTATGATGTGCTGGATATCCATGGAGATGACGCCGTCTGCGATCGTCCACGAGGTGGCCCAATCGCCCTCGATCACCTTGTTACCCGCAACGCGCATAGACATGCCCGTCTCGACGTTCACGATGGATCCATCAGCGCTCTGCGTATAGACCGAGCCTTTTTCGCCAAGACGAATACGGTAACCGGCATCGACTTCCCAAAAAAGACTAGAAACGGGGTCCTGAACACGGAACGCCATTTATATTACATATGAAATTAGTTTCCACCACGAAGCCGCAGAACGAGATGTAAAGTCGACTCCTTCTGTATGTTGTAGTCCGCCATGGTCCGGTCATCCTCCAACTGTTTTCCTGCGAAAATCAGTCTCTGCTGGTCTGGTGGGATGCCTTCTTTGTCCTGAATTTTAGACTTCACATTGGCGATTGAGTCGCTAGATTCAACCTCGAGTGTGATGGTTTTGCCCGTCAGAGTCTTCACGAAGATCTGCATTTCTATTTAATATTAGTATAAATTTTAATTAAAAGCTAAGTTGCATTTTACCCACTCGCGCTGCCGCGGT